CGTATCTCCTGGTGTTTACACTTCTGAGGTAGATTTAAGTTTTGTATCACAAAGTGTGGGTGTTACAACTTTGGGTATCGTTGGTGAAACTTTGAAAGGTCCGGCTTTCGAACCAATTTTCATCACCAACTTTGATGAGTTTACAACTTACTTTGGTGGTACATCCCCAGAAAAATTCATAAACACACAAATACCGAAATATGAGGCCGCATATATTGCAAAATCATATCTACAACAATCAAATCAATTATTCGTAACTAGAATCTTAGGATTATCAGGTTATGATGCTGGTCCTTCTTGGTCTATCACAACGGTAGCTAATGTTGACCAATCAACTGTTGGATTCGAATGTACAGGATTTTCAACATCAAATTGTGCTACCGATTGTACTGGTTTTACTATTGTTGATTATACAATAGATTTTACAGGTTGTACAAACAACATCGATTCAATATCGTTTACAAGTCAAATACCTGATTTTCTATCTTCAGACATTAATAGTACATATGAAAAATTCAACGGTTCAATATCTACTATTAACAATGATTTAAAGGCTCAGATTTTTGGAGTATTAAATTTACCAGCTTCATCAGCTTACTCTATCAACTACTTCGGTATAATTTCAGGGGGAACTTATGATTTACTTTCTCCAATTTACACAGCAAGTACAAATGTATTCCAAGTTGATAATGTAAGCTCAACTTTAGCTGATTATACATCACCACAAAACGACAGTTGGTATTATGCAACTTTTGATAATGTTGGAAATAATGACTACTCAGGTTATTCATTCTATAATACTATCAGTAACTTAGGTTTCGTCACAGGTACCTCGAGTTGTGCATCATTCTACAGTTTTTCAGTAAGTTCAACAACAACTGGTAATGTAGTTGGTTCAATTAACTATAATACAAACACTATTAATGTTTGTTTACCATCAGGTTCTACTACTGCAGATACAACAGCTATGACAGTTACTTTCAGTTCTTGTACAACTAATGTGACAAGTAATAGTGTTCCTCAATCACCAGTAGAAACAAATGTCAACTTATCCGCATTAACGACTTCATATGTTTTAACATCTACTGATGGTAGTGTTATTACAAATTGGACAGTAAATATAAATCTTTTTGACCCATGTGGTGTTTGTATTTCAGGTAATACAGGTACTTTCCAAAGTGGATCAACTACAACTTGTTACAGTGGTACAGTTAGTGGTTCAGTTTACGTGTACTCAGGAAAATCATATACTGATTATGATGATTTAGTTATAGCAACTCTTCGTTCTAGAGGTATTGCAACTTATGGTAATGACACTGGTGCGGTATATGAAGTTAATGGATTGAATGATGTAACAATGGATTGTACAGGTGAATACTCAGCCGTTACTAAAAATCCTTTCTCAACTTTTGCTTTGAATGTTACTAATAAAGATGGTGATAACTTCACGTTTGAAACTTCATTCACTAATTCAGATCCAAAATATATTGCAAAAGTATTTGGTTCATCTAACTTCCAAAAACCGAGAACTACAACACCTCTTTTTGTTGAAGAAAGATTCCAAGCTCTTCTTACTTATGCTTACAGAAAAGGATATATCAGAGGTTTAAGTTGTACTTTAACAGCTTTACCTGAAGCTCGTCAGGGATTTGACCCTACTTCAATAGCTTTCTATTTGGAAAGATACCAGTCACCAACATCACCTTGGGTGGTTTCAGAACTTAGAGGTACAAAAGTGTTTAATCTTTTCCGTTTCACTACAATCGCCGATGGTGACGCAGCAAACACAGAAGTTAAAATCTCTATTGCAAATATGTCTTTTGGAAATGGTACTTTTGATGTATTCATCAGAGATTTCTTTGATACTGACTCAAATCCTGTTGTTTTGGAGAAATTCACGAATTGTTCTATGAATCCAAATGAAAACAACTTCATTGCGAAAAAAATAGGAACGATGGATGGAGAATACGCTTTGAATTCTAAATTTGTAATGTTGGAGATGAATGAAGATGCCCCAATAGATGCACTTCCTTGTGGTTTCCAAGGTTATAATATAAGACAATACGCAGACAAAAAATCACCATTCCCAATTTACAAAACAAAATATGACTTCCCTGGTGAAGTTGTTTACAATCCGCCTTTCGGATTATCCACAGGTGCTGATGATGCTTTAAGAAGTTCTGGTGATAATGTAAGAAGAACCTACTTAGGTATTTCAGATACTGTAGGTTATGACACTGACTTTTATGCTTACAAAGGTAAGGTTTTACCTTTAGATATTTGTACATCTCCAACTGGTGGAGATTGGGCATACAGAACGAAAGGTTTCCACATGGATAGAAATGCTTCAGGTATTACAATCCCTAATACATTCACTACAAGTGGTACACCTGAATTTTATGTTGGTTCGGGTACGTTCACAACTGACCCTGATGATGAAACAAATCCATACTACAGAATTTTTGCTCGTAAATTCTCTTTACTATGTTATGGTGGATTTGATGGATGGGATATCTACCGTGAGTATAGAACAAACGATGATAGATTTGTTTTAGGTAGAAGTGGTTACTTAAAAGGAGCTTGTCCATCATTCAGATATCCATCAGCAACAGGATGGGGAGCGTTCAAAACAATTACAGTGGGTAATAATTCTCAAGACTACGCTAATACTGACTATTACGCTTACTTGTTAGGACAACAAACATTTGCTAATCCTGAAGCTGTAAATATAAATGTATTCACTACTCCTGGTATTGACTATGTTAATAATAGTAATCTTGTTGAGGCAGCTATCGAAATGATAGAATTTGATAGAGCCGATTCAATCTATATTACAACAACACCTGACTACGATATGTTTGCACCTACATTGGGTGACCAATTAGACTTAATATATCCACAGGAAGCTGTAGATAACTTAGAAACAACAGGTATTGATTCAAACTATACGGCAACTTATTATCCTTGGGTACTTACGAGAGATACTGTTAATAATACACAGATATACTTACCTCCAACTGCTGAGGTTTGTAGAAACTTAGCCTTAACAGACAACATCGCGTTCCCTTGGTTCGCAGCGGCAGGTTATACTCGTGGTATTGTTAACTCTATCAAAGCGAGAAAGAAACTTACTCAAGAAGATAGAGATACACTTTACAAAGGAAGAATCAATCCAATTGCAACATTCTCTGATGTAGGAACTGTAATTTGGGGTAACAAAACTTTACAAATTAGAGAATCAGCATTAGATAGAATAAATGTAAGAAGATTGTTACTACAAGCTCGTAAACTTATCTCAGCTGTTTCTGTTAGATTATTGTTCGAACAAAATGATGAGAAAGTAAGACAAGATTTCTTAGATGCAGTTAATCCTATATTGGATGCAATTAGAAGAGATAGAGGTTTGTTTGATTTCCGTGTAACAGTTTCTTCTGACCCAGCTGATTTAGATAGAAATCAATTAACAGGTAAGATTTATATCAAACCAACAAGATCACTTGAGTTTATTGATATCACATTCTATATCACACCTACAGGAGCATCATTCGAAAATATCTAAACAAAATAGATATAAAAATATGGGGGAGACAAAATCTCCCCCTTTTTTAATTAACATATATTTATTGGTATGAGAAAAACAATTATCAGATTACTTAGAGAATTAGAAGAGAGAGAAATCCCGATGAAATATTATGCTTTCGACTGGGATGATAACTTAATGTATATGCCAACCAAAATTTACTTGTTAGATGATGATGGTGAAGAAGTTGGTATGGGTACTGAAGATTTTGCAGAATACAGAACTGAAATCGGGGTTAAACCTTTCAAATATAATGGGTTTACTATTGTTGGTATGACACCAGAACCATTCAGAGATTTCAAAACAGGAGGTGATAAAAAATTCCTTGTCGATATTATGTCAGCGGAGTTGGCTGAAGATGCCGCTTGGCCTGATTTCGTAGAAGCTATTAACAACGGTTCTTTGTTTGCAATAATAACAGCAAGAGGTCATAATCCTTCAACTTTGAAAGCAGGTGTTAAAAAATTAATTGAATCTAATCGAGGTGGTATTGATTCAGACGAATTGTATGATTCTTTAGTTAGAATGAGAGAGAATGCGGGTAAAACACCAGCTGACAAAGAAACTGAAATTAATAGATATCTCGACATGTGTAAATTCTATCCTGTGTCTTTCGGTGAAGGTTCGGCAACGAATCCCGAAGAAGCAAAAATAAAGGCGATGAATGAATTTAAAAACTACGCAATAAGTAAGGCAGAAAAGTTGAACATGAGACTTTCTAATAAAATAGAAAATGAAATTTCAAATAGATTTGTTCCTATGATTGGTTTTTCAGATGATGACCCAAGAAATATTCAAGCTATGGGAAAAGGTGTAAAAGGGGTAAAAATATTTTCAACCCACGGAGGTAAGAAAAGAGAATACAAACCAGATGAAGAAGAATTACAACTAGAATATTATATAAAGAATATAATTAAAAAAATTATTAAATAATTTATTTATAAACTAGTTCTAGTTCTGGAAACTTAAAACTTTAATTGAATAAAGTAAATAGAAAAATATTTAACGATATATTTATTTAATATAAAAATAAAAAAAACAAAAAATTATATACAATGGCTGATTTATTAATGAAAATGCCCTTACCCTATGAACCGAAAAGACAGAATAGGTTTATTATGAGATTTCCTTCTTCATTGGGTATTAACGAATGGTTTGTTGAATCTGCCAGTCGTCCATCAATAGATATTACATCTGTTGCAATTCCGTTTTTAAACACAGAAACTTATGTTGCTGGTATATTTAAATGGAATGAAATCAGTGTTACATTCAGAGACCCAATAGGACCTTCAGCAGCACAAGCCCTTATGGAGTGGGTTCGTTTACACGCTGAGTCTGTTACAGGTCGTATGGGTTATGCTGCAGGTTACAAAAAGAATATTGACTTGGAAATGTTAGACCCAACTGGTGTTGTTGTAGAAAAATGGATATTAGAAGGTTGTTTCCTAACCAAAGTGGACTTCCAAGGTTTAAGTTATTCTGACGACAAATTGGCAACTATTCAGGCAACATTGAGACCTGATAGATGTATTTTAGTTTACTAATTTAACTATTTATTTTTTTTATTGTTGATATAATTTTAACAATAAAAACTATGGATGAAAATTTAATAAAGGCCGGTACTGAAAATTTTAATCTACCACACGATGTTGTCCAATTACCATCGGGTGGTATTTTTTATAAGTCTAAAAAGAAATCAGTAAAAGTTGGTTATCTTACAGCTGCTGATGAAAATTTAATTATTGGTTCGGTTACTAATCAAAACTCGAACATTATTACAACTTTAATTCGTTCTAAGTTGTACGAAACTGATATCAGACCTGATGAGTTGTTGGAGGGTGATATAGAAGCTATATTGATATATTTGAGAAATACTTCTTTCGGTCCTGAATATACACTTACTCTTACAGACCCATCAACGAACAAACCCTTTGAAACAACAATTTTATTAGATGAGTTAAACATAAATAGACCTTCTGTTCAACCTGAAGAGGGTGGGTATTTTGTTACCAAATTACCAAGAAGTCAATATATGGTTAAAATTAAACCATTGTCTTATGGAGAGATAATGGAAATCGACAAAATGGTTGAAAGCTATCCAGCAAATATGATTGCACCAAGAATAACTTGGAGATTAATGAAACAAGTTCTTGAGATTAATGGAGAAACTGAAAAAGAAAAAATTGCACAAATCATAAACAATTTACCAATTATGGATTCAAAGTACATTAAAAAATTTATTAATGAAAATGAACCATCTTTGGATTTAAAAAGAACAGTAAGAGCCCCATCAGGAGACTTGGTGAATTTCGATATCACCTTTGGGGTTGACTTTTTTCGGCCTTTCTTCTAAGTACAGGGAAGTACTTTTGAATGAGTATTTTTTGATGGGAAAACATTTACACACATCATATTCAGATTTTCTCACAATACCAACTTACTCAAGAAAATTTTTGGTAGATAAAATTATAGAATACCACACACCTAAAACTTAATGATAAAGAAAGGTGTGTGGTATTTATTATTAAAAAGGTAACATATGGCTGATGGTTTAAATCAAATAGAATCCCAACTTAAACAAATGGGGATTTCTTTTGCACAGGCACTTGAAACAAATTTAAATGTTGATAGAATAAAACAAAAATTTAGAGATGTTGAAACTCAAGCATTCAACATTGCAAAGTCTTTTGGTGTTGGTAGAGATAACATTTTAAATATTAAAGCATCTATGACCGATTTGGTTGATAGTGCAAAGAAATATGGAATGACTTTCGAAGATGTCGCAGGTATCACCAAAGGTATTTCCGAAGATCTTGGTCGAAATGTTTTACTAAATAAGGAAAGTGGGGAAAAAGTTTTAGCAACGTCTAAAGTCTTACGTGGTATGGGAATGGAGTTTTCAAATGTTGCAAGTAGTTTCAAAGATGTCGGAGTTTCATACATGGGGGTTGGTTCACAAGTTGAAAAGGTTGTTGCGACTGCTAGAAAAATGGGTGTTAACGCTTCTGCCGTTGTTAAAGACGTTGTTGCTAACTTAGACAAACTTAACAAATACAATTTTAAAGGTGGAGTTGAAGGTTTGAGTAAAATGGTTGCTCAATCAAAAATTTTAAGGATTAATATGGGTCAAATCTTTGAATTGGCTGATAAAGCTTTTAATCCTGAAGGAGCTATTGAAATGGCGGCCGCAATGCAAAGGTTAGGTGTCACTCAGTCCGACTTATTAGATCCATTAAGATTGATGGATTTATCAGCCAATGACCCGGGTGAACTTATGAATCAATTGGGTAAAATGTCTGAAAAATTTGTTCAATTGAACAAAGATGGTAGATTTGAGATTATGCCTGGTGCTAAAAGACAATTAAGAGAAATAGCGAAGGAACTTCAAATTGACTACAACGAGTTAACTAAAATGGCAGTTGGTACTAAAGAACTCGATATGAAATTGAGTAAAATTAAGTTCCCATCTACTTTCACTGAAGAACAAAGACAATTTATCGCTAATATGGCTGAAATTGGTCCTGGTGGTGAAATGACTCTTAGAGTTGGCGGTGAGGAAAAAAGTATAGAGGAGGCTATGTCAACGTTTGCTAGAGACCAAAAGGCTTTGGATAAATTTATGAAAGATTCTGAACCTAAAACAATGGAACAATTGGCAAGAGACCAATTGACTATTATGGAAGACGAAAAGAGAATTTTAGAACAACTTAGAGATAGAACTGGTTATGGTTTAGCAAGTTCAGAAGGATTTGAAACTTTAACTCAGACTCAAAGAGAACTTACTGATGCAGTTGTAACAGCTTCCAAAAGTACCACTTTTTCTGCTGAAGGTATGAGGAAGGGTATAGGAAAACAATCAAACGAATTGATAAAAGCTTTATCTGAAGGTGATATGAGTAAATCTGGTCAAGTCTTGTTAGATATGGGTATTGATATTGCTAAAATTCCTGGTGAAATTGGTAAAAGTGTGGAGGATGCTTACAAAGGTTTACAGACAAGTGAAAACGTAATAATAAAAGCATTTGTTCCACCAGCTGAAAAAACTACCGCTAAACCTACACCAGCAACAACAACACCTGAACCTGCAACGATTCCAACACCTGTAATGGGTCAGTTTAATGAATTGATGAAGGCTGTTCAAACACCATCCACATCAAATCAAACTATGAATTATGATGGTAAAATGAGTATAGATATTAATGTAAGCGGTTCCGACAATGTAGATACCAAAACTTTGGAAACTTCTATGTATGAACTTTTCAAAAATCCAAAATTTTTAGATTTTATGAGGAAGAAATTAGTTGACCCAAATTCTACTCTAACTCCTGAACAACTTAATCTTTTAATTAATGTAAAAAAAACACCATAAAATCTATTTATGTTAAAAGAAATTTATGTCTGATAGTTCATTATCTTTTGTTTCCACTTCAAGTTTCAGAAACACTTTATTAGGTAGAAATTTACCTCCTTATCGTGTTACTGGTGTATATAACCCACCAGTAACAAATAGAACATATGAAGTTGTACTTTCAGATAAAAGTGTTATAGATTCCCCTGACAGGTTAATTACTGACAATCCATATGCCAAACAACTATATCCACTTAATGAATATGGTCCGAATGGGGGTTATAATTTAACTATTAACTATAATGGACCTGCACTTGTTACAGGTTCAAATAAAGGAGAATACAGTCCAAACGACACTGTATTAGATTTAATTAATGAGTTTTACATTGATGCTGCGTATATAGAAAATAGGTACGGACCTGTAGGTGGATTCAATGATATGGTTGTTATTGACAATGTTCAAAACAACAACAAAATATATACACCTTATTGGGATCCACCAAGTTACGCTCCATCATCTTATTCACCGTATCAAATTTTAATTTCTACTGACCCTGAAGGAAGTAATGGTTTGTTGTCTCAGGATTCATATCTTGCAAAAATAGGTGCTCAAACACTTAAAGACTTGTTTAGGGACAGAGTTGATGCTGAAAGAGCAAGGAATACTCAAGGAGTATTAACTTTGGACACAACCAGTGACCCATTTGACATTTCTTTGGTTATTGCAGGTAAAGAACCTCTTAGGTCTAAAAATTGGGGTATAACTGTACCATCTACACCATCTACTGAATCTGAATTCATTAAGAGTTTAGGAGGTGCATATTTCCCTGTATCACCAATACCTGGTGACTACTTTGACCCAATTTTGTTCAATGCTGGTTCATCGACTCAAATTTCATTGGCTTTAAACGTACCAAATTTGAGTACTGGTGGTGGAGGACTACCATTATCTGTTAATGTAACAACGAATCCTTCACAAAATTTTATAGATAACACTGGTACGGGACAACAATCAGCGTTGTTTGCAAACATAGATTATAATAGATATAGACCACAATATACAAGGACTTCACAATTTGCTCAAACACAATCTACAATCAATGAAAATGGTACTCTAAATGGTGGGTATTATGTTGGTAGTAGGAATGCTGAGCCATCCCAAATTACATCCCCACCACTACAAATACCTGTTGACCCATTTGGAAGACAAGTACAAACACCAGTTTATGGTCCGAGTGAATTAGGGAGTTTATATGAAGGAAATATTGGAAGATTGAATTTTGGATTAGCGGGAAAATCTTCTACTGATGGTGGTGGTTTGGATGGGCAATTTGTTTGGGTTTCACCAAAATACAGAAATAATGCTGGTTACAAAGCAACCCCTGGTGGAGGTACTGGTTCTATAGACCAAGAATTCAATGAGGTTAAGTCGCAATATTCTTCAAGTGAATCAACCAATCTTACTTTTAAACAAAGTTCAATTTTAGATAGTACACAAAGATTAGTTAATTCGGCAGATTTAGTTAATGGTGTTACAAGATTGAAACACGTTGGTAATGCTATCAATCAAGTTAGTAAAGTATTCAATGATGGATATAAAGAAATGACGAAAGGTTCTAAAGTTTTGTCTTATGTCAATGATACAACAGGAGCTGAAGCTGGTATTGAATATTGTAGGTTATTCGCAAAAGACACACCTTATTACACTTATGCTGACTTACAGAAAAAAGATGGTATAACAAAAAATGGAAGACGTTCAGATTACTCTGTTTTAGATAACACGTACAATTTGAATATTGCACCACTTAGAAATCCTGGTTCGACCAACATTAAATTGAACGAAAGGAATCAAGAGAGTGTAAAAAAATATATGTTCTCAATAGAAAACTTAGCTTGGAGGACTTCGAGTAAACCTGGGTTTACTTATGATGACTTACCTTCTTGTGAAAGAGGTCCGAATGGGGGAAGAATTATGTGGTTTCCACCATATAATTTATCATTCAGTGATGATGCAAAAGTAAATTTTCAACCAAACAACTTCATAGGGAGACCTGAACCAATTTATACATATCAAAACTCAAGTAGAAGTGGAAGTATAAGTTGGAAAATAATTGTTGACCATCCATCGGCAATGAATACAATTGTAGAAAAACAATTAAAAGGACAAAGTAAAGAAAAAATAGAATCTATTGTAGATTCGTTTTTTGCTGGTTGTGTTAAATTTGATATCTATGAATTAGCAAAAAAATTCAATACAATACCACTTTCTGATTTATACACATATCAGGAAGTAATAAACAATCCTAGATTGACCAAAGAGGAATTAGAACAAGTTAAGAAAGAAATATCGGTTGAAAATGTCCCAACTGGTGGTCAACAAGGAAGTAATGTCGAACCAAGTTCAAATAATCAACAAACTACCACGAAAAATCCTTTAGGACCTCAATTTGAATCAACTTATAAAAGTTTAGGTTTTTATTTCGAGGATAATACACCA